ACACCATAAGCACTTAACTCAATGTCTCCAGAAGTTGCACCTGTATTGGTTGCGTTATTAGGTATAGGACCAGCAGTACCGTCATAGTGACCTGTACCTGCAAGATTGATTGCTACAGTATCAGCATCAGCACCTTTAAATTCAATGCCTACCCAACCTGTATTATCATCAGCAGTACCTTGTACTAATGCCCACCATGCTCTTCTAATAGACAATTTAGCACCGTTAGCGTGTCCAGATAAACCACTTGCGTCTAAGATTAAAGTATTAGCAGTTGTGTTGTCGTTCATAGTTGCCATAACGGTTACGAGACCACCATTAGCACCATCAGCAACAACTGTATCTTTTAATGTTCTTGTAGCTACAGCCATTTTTTATTTCCTTACTTTATTAGTTCATTGTCGAAGTAATCTTCTATATCATCAACTTTGACACTATGTTTTTTTGCGACAGTATTAACGATACCATCAATTTTATTTATTATAGGATCAGACGCTTTATCAATCATAGCATAAACATCATTGATAGCCTGTCTCATTTTAGGAGATAATTTTCTATACTCCTTAGTTCCTTCAGGACCTATGTATCTGCGTTCTTGTAGTTTAGTTTTAAACTTCTGAAACTGCAGGTTGCTCATCTTCATCCTCTTCTGAATCTATTTCAACGGGTTCTGCTTGTAAACCAGGTTCACTAGCAACATTAACATCATCTAAACCAGAAGCATCTTTTATTCCTTCTAGTTCGTCAGCAGCATTTAACCAATCTTTAGCAACTCCAACTCTTTTATCATCTAACGCTTGACCAATCTTATCAGAAAGAGCATCCTTAAATGCGTCTTGAGCAGCAATATTATCGCCGTCTGCAAGTGAATCAACCATTTTTATTACATTATCATTTGACATAATTATTCATCTCCTTTATTATCTATATTTATATCAGAATTATCATCATCTTCCATACTTTCGCCTTCAGGACTTGCAATAATTCCTTTACTAATTTCATCAGCAATTTGACTATCAATCTCTAGAATATCTTCATCACTTTGTCTTAGAACATATTTTCTTACATATTCAATTGAATAAAATTTACCAATATATGGTCCAACTTCATTTGCAAGACTTAATCTTTCTCTAAGCATTTCTGCATTTTTAAGTTCTGCAAAGTATCCATCTTTTAAATAATCATATTGTATATGTTCTTTAATTCTTTGCCAATCTTCAATCGTGATAACACCTTTTAAAACAAGTTGTGTTTTAAGTATGTCTTGAAAGACTTGTGTAAATCTCTTTCTTAATCTCTGAATGAATTTAGTAAACTTCAATTCATCTCTTGTGATTTCAGCTGCCTTACCAATATTAAATCCGTTTTCTGATTCCATTCTTGATATAGGAACATTCAAAGACTTATATAATTTTTTCTGAAAATAAACTACATCTGAAATTTCACCAAGATTTTGTCCACCAGGTAGAGTAGTAACCTCTGTACCCTTAGCACCATCTCGTCTTGGTAACCAAAAATCTTCAAGCATTGACATATGTTTTCTGTCATCTCGTATTTCACCAGTCGAAGCGTCATAGACAAGTTTATTTCTATATCGTGCCATAACATCTCTAAGATATGACTCTGCTTTTACTTTTGGTAAATTACCAACATCAACATAAAATATTCTTCTTTCAGGTGCTCTTACTATTCTGTAAATAACAACAGCATCTTCAATCATTCGCAACTGATTAACAGGTTTAATTGCCTTATGCAAATGCCCCATAACCATATTTTTAGTTGCGTCAACTTGACCAGAAGTTACATAGGTAATTGAATCGGTAGTAATTTTAAGTCCTGCATTTGAGTTCGCAGCTGACATACCTTTTTCGTTATATACAAACCATTCGTTTGTCTGTTCTACAACTTCGATTCCAGTACCTTTTGAATCTCTTCCTTTAGTTACCTCACGAACTTTTTTAATCTTTCGTGGATCAATGTATCGAATTTCTGTAAGTCCTTTTCTCGGACTCTTTGGATCTATTACTTTGTGAAAGTAAATTCGTCCATCAATATACCATCGTTTAAATATATCGTGACCTTTTTCGTCAAAGTTTAGAAGTGATAAACACTCTTGAAACTCATTACGAATTTTGCCTTTAATGTTTTCAGATATAGCAAGTTTGTCTAGTGATATTGATACCGAACTATCTCTCTCATCTGATACTACAACTTCATTAATGATATCTTCAACTGCCATATCACATTCAGGATGTTGTGCAATCTCTCTATATCGTCTAATTAAGTCAAAGTCGTCCTTTGCGTTAACTTCCATATCCAGGTATTGGCCGAAGTATCCGCCAGCAGATATAGTTGTTGTTCCGTCATCAGGAGTGGCGACCGTAAACGCTTGTTTACTAGTCGCCGATTTCTCCAGGTTCGTGTCTCTGGTTATTTGGAAACCAAGTATTTTTGCCATATTATATTATTCCTTATAACTATTTATTTATTATGTAGTAGTGTCAGTTTCGAAGAATTGGTAAGAGAATTCTACTGTAAAAGTTTCTACTTCATTATTAGTTCCGTAGTCTAACGCAATATCAGAAAGTGCCGTAGGGAACCCTCCTCTAAATGTGTAAGATTTTAAAGTATCTCCGTTTCGATCCAATTGATCTACGAAAAAGTCAACTTGATAATCAGCAGGATTTGTTAATCCTTCATTATCAGTCATGTTATTCATGCCATTCATCCATCTTTCGAATGCTCTGAAAAGTTTAAAATCAGTATCATTCATCACGGTTATTGACCATGGATTAAATGTTCTATCACCTGTTAGATTTAGTATTCTACCTCTAAAGTTTACTGGTGTTACAGCAACATTAGAACCAGGAAGAGTTGTAGCAGAACATAAGAACGCTAAGTCTGATGTTTCTCCTCCAACTGCCGAGTAACCAGGAAAAGGTAAAGTTACCTTAAACTGATTGGCTCTTGCACCACCGCCTCTAAGACGAGATTTAAAGTCATTTATATTAGCCATTTTTTATTCTCCTCTCTATGCGCCTGCTACTTCAGAAAAGGCAACGCCTGATCTTGTAGCAATAAAGTTAAGTTGAATGAAGTTAATAGAACGAGCTGGTTTGATATAAATATCTGCCCTAAATTCGTTTCTATCAATTACATCACCTGTGTTATTAGTAGTATCGCATACTACAGCAAAATCAGTAATACCTCTTCTGCCTTGTACATCTCTGATAAACGGTTCTACTAAGTTTCTAAATTGTGCCCTAGTGAATTCGTCATTGAACTCAAATAGTTGAAATTTAGCAGCAGTAGAAATTGCTTTCTCAAGAACGATAAACAATCTACGAACATTGATACGATCAAATGCAGACGGTTTAGTTTGAGCAGTTTTATCACCAAACAATACAGTACCTTGCCCAGGAAATGCAACGACAGGATTTACTCTTGCCTTGTATAGATCATCTCTTTGAGTTTGATTAGGATTGAATGCTAATTTAACAGCACCTCTAATTTGTCCACGATTGAAACCGCCTGGTGAGAACCATGCGTCAGCAACACTATCTGTACGAGCACAAAGACCCGCAATATCTCCGTTCAAAGGAACGAATCTATAAACATCACTATATCTGTCGTACATATATTTGTAACCACTATCAAAAACAGCATAACTTGTAGAAGGTAAAGCATTAAAGAAATCTTTTACATTCTTAGTTTGTGTAATTGCATTAGCAACGCCTACAACATCAGCTCTTTCTGGTGAAATAAAAGCAACGCAATCTTTTCTTGCAGTTGCAATATCCATAACAGAAGTTGCCTTTGCAGCAGTTGATTTACCACCCATTAATAGTGATAGGTCAACTAAGGATGCGTCAGCAAATAATTGATATGCAGCGTCAATCTCTCCAGCAGTAGCAGTGTAATCATCTGTTCCACTTGCAAGTGAAGTATTAGATACTACAAATGCGTCTCCAACAGTATTATCAAAAGTTGTACCTACTTTAGTTACACCATCTGATAAAGTTGCTAAGTGATCTGTCCAATAGATAAATTCTGATTGTTGATAGATTACTTGTGGATAATAATTACTAGAACCTTCAGCAGTTTTAGCATCAAATGCCTGTGAAACACTTTCAAAAGTTTCTAAAATTGTTCCTGCAGTTCCTGTAATTACACCATCTTCGTCTGAAACGACAATATGTAATTCATCTAGTGAACCGCCAGCAGCAGATACATCATCTGTTGTTGATGGAGCATTAGAAAAGTTAAAGAAATATTCCCAATGTCTTAGTATTTTAGCATCATCAACAATAGCGTGTCTTAAACCACCAGTTTCAGTAACTCCTGTATTAGGATTAAATCTTGCGATTGTTAGAACGTGAGTTGAGATTGCAGTTATTTTATAGTAATGCCCTGAAGGTGCACCGTCAGTTGAAGGTACATTAGCAGCATCTCCAAATTCTAGTATGTCACCAACTTGCATTAAACTACCATCGTCAACAGTAATTGATGTGTCACCAACAGCAGCAGAAGCGTCAGCAACTAAATTACCACTCATTGAGTGTGGTCCAAAAGCAGTTGAGTTAGTACACATAGAAATTCTTAAACTGTTTCCTAGTGTTCCTGCCTCTCTTGCAGCAAATGGTCCTATGCTTGTAACTTGTCCTGCACCTGATTCTGAATAATAGGTGTCTAGGTAATCAGTAGTCGATTTTATCAAGACAGCAGATCCAGTTGAAATAGCGTTTAAAACGCCAGTTATTGGTCTTACTATCTTCAGATTATTTCCGTATCCTAAAAAGTTTGCAGCAGTGAACCAATCTTCAAAGTTTGAAGAATTTGGTTTACCAAAGTTATCAACCAATTCTTTTTCAGAAGAAATCGTTGTAATTTCATCAATCGGTCCTTTTTCTGCAACTAATACAATTCCGCCACTACTTGTAGAAACAGCAGGAACAATATTAGTTAAATCTTTTTCAGTTACGAGAACACCTGGTGATACTTGAAAAGCCATATTTTAGTTCTCCTTAATATTAAGTTTTTTTAATTTAGTTATAACCCTTTGTAGATATTTATATGATCCCAAATCTCTAGTTTTCCCCTCTGCGTGAGGTTACAGGACTCCACAACTGTCCCGTATCATCATAAAACTGCGAATTATTGCCTTCTGGATCATTTATTCCATCATCTATAAAACCAAACGGGGCCATATCTGCCTCAATTGCGTTTTTCTGATCGGTAAACATTTGACCTCGAACATCTACATCTGTTAGTTCTTTAAAATATCTTTGATTCGCTAACCATGAAAATATAACTAAACACATTACAAGGTCATCTGAAGCGCCACTCTCTGCTTCAAAGGATTTTCCTTTAGAAATGAAAGTTGACAATTCTGCTATGATTTCAAAATCTTGAATTATAAGTTTATCACCCTCGATTAAACTTTTTAAATTAGAAGTACCAATTCTTTTTGTTCCTTTAGTCATTCTTAATCCTAGTTGACTACCTCTACCACTAAATCCTCCACCTAATACTTGTCCTGATCTTCCTCTTTGTGTCACCATTAACATATTTTCG